GAGCCTGTACCCGAGTGGGACCTCGATACTCTTTTCGCCCCGAAATGAGCGACGATCTAAACGCGCTCGAATCCTGGGCGGGCGGCCTTCTGTCTCAGCTCGAAGCACCCGCCAGGCGCGCAGCTCTACGCGATATCGCTCGCGAGCTGCGGCGAAGCCAACAAACACGCATCGCGCAGCAAAAGAACCCCGATGGTTCGAGCTATGCAGCGCGCAAACCTCGGCACGTCAAAAAGCTGCGCGGCAAACAAGGCAAGATCAAACGCGCGGCAATGTTTGCCAAGCTGCGCCAGGCGCGATATCTACGCGCCGAGTCTGACTCGAAAGGCATCGCGATCGGGTTCGTTGGCCGAATCGCTCGCATTGCTCGCGTTCACCAGTTCGGCGAATCCGATCGCGTTGCACCCGGCGGACCTCAATACAAATACGACGCCCGCGTGCTGCTCGGCTTTACCGATGACGACCGCGAATTGATACGCGATCTGTTGCTCAAGCACATCGTTAAATAGCCATACGGTTCCCTAACTATGTGCCCGAGGCACATACAACGCCCTCGGCGTGACTCGCGCGTGCGTGCTCGGCAACATTGAGGGCATGAACTCAAACGAATCCACACGTCAATTTCTGAACGGCATACGCAAAGGCGTCGTGATAGACCTGGCCGGCGCGTTGTGCCGAGTGGAAAGCGGCGATTTAACTACCGACTGGATTCAATGGTTCGTGCCTTATGCCGGAGAAACGATCGACTGGCTCGCGCCGTCGATCGGCGAAGGCGTGATGCTGTTATGCCCGACTGGCGACCTCGCGCAAGCGGTCGCACTGCGCGGTTTCTATTCCGAAGATTTCCCCCCACCGAGCACTAGCCCCGATACGCACACGCGGCGATATCGCGATGGCGCGCTCGTCGAATACGACTTTGCCGCTCACGTTCTCAACGTTGATTTACCCGCCGGCGCAACGGTCAATGTCACCGCCCCCGACGCGGTGAATATCAACACGAAAACCGCCAACGTAAAGGCCGAGAAAGTAACGCTCGATGCTGATGTGGAAGTTACGCGCTCGATGGTTGTGAAAGGCCCCTTTTCATTTGAAAGCGGCGTGAGCGGCAAGGCCGGCACTAGCGGCGGCCCCGCTATGGTCATTTCCGGCACCGTTGCCGTAAGCGATGACGTGATCGCCGGCGGCAAGAGCGGAGCGCATCACTCGCACATGGAGCAAGGCGACGGCAACAAAGTGAGCGAACCGATATGAGAGGGATGAACGCAAAGACGGGGCGCGCAACGTTCGGCCTGGCGCACCTGTACCAATCAATCGAGAAAATTCTGACGACTCCCCTCGGCACACGCATCGCACGCCGTGATTTCGGTTCCGAGCTGCCCGAACTGGTCGACGCACCAAACAACGATGCGACCCGCGTGCGCCTGTATGCCGCTGCCGCGACTGCGCTGATGCGATGGGAACCCCGCTTGAAGCTCACCCGCGTGCAGCTCTCGACGGACGTGAACGAGATCGGCGCCGGCGTGCAAGTGCTCGACATTGAAGGCACGACAACCGAATCGGGCGACCAGGTATCGACGAGCGTGCAGCTCACGAACGGCGGTGCGGCATGAGCGCGACCCCGATCGACCTCTCGCGCCTACCTGTTCCGGCCGTTGTCGAAGTCATCGATTACGAGACGTTGCTCGCCGAGCGCAAGACGAAGCTCGTTTCGCTCTACCCGGCCGACCAGCAAGCCGAAGTCGCGGCCGCGCTCGAACTTGAGTCCGAGCCGATGAATATTTCATTGCAGGAAAGCACATATCGGGAAGTCGTTTTACGTCAACGCGTCAACGATGCCGCACGCGCCGTAATGCTCGCCTACGCGGTCAAAGAAGACTTAGACCAGGTAGCAGCCCTGTTCGGTATCAAGCGCCTCACCATCGTCGAACCTGACCCGGCAAACGACATTGAAGGCGTCTATGAGGAAGACCCGGACTTGCGTAAGCGCACACAGCTCGCCCCTCAAGGCTATTCCGTTGCCGGTCCCGAGGGCGCATACATCTCGCATGCGTTGAACACTGACGGCCGCGTGCTCGATGCCTCGGCCACGAGTCCCGCACCGTGCGAAGTCGTCGTAACGATCCTGTCGCGCGAAGGCGACGGCACCGCATCGCAAGAGCTGGTCGACAAGGTGGCGGCCGCCCTGCAAGCCGACAACGTGCGCCCGTTGACTGACGAAGTAACGGTGCGCGGTGCGCAAATCCTGCGCTACCAGGCGCGCGCAACGCTCATTTTCTTCGCCGGCCCTGATCGCTCCGTCGTGCTCAAGGAAGCGCAAAAACGCACGGCTGCCTATACGGAAGAAATGCACCGTATGGGCATGGAGATAACCGAGGATGGTTTGTTCTCGGCGATGCGTGCGCCAGGAGTGCAAAAGGTTCGGCTCGCCTCACCGATCGGCGGCATCGCTGTATCGAAAGGGCAAGCGGCTTATTGCGAGCTGATCGAGCTGGTCGACGGCGGCGTTTATGACGGGGGCACGGATTGAGCAAGCTACTCGCCCCTAACTCGACCACAACCGAGCGCAACCTCGCCACGGTCAACGCCCGCATATCGGATATCCCGACGCCGATCGCGCAGCTAATGAACCCCGACACGATCCCGCTCGCGTTGCTGCCCTGGCTCGCCTGGCACCTGGGAATCGATGCCTGGAAAGACTATTGGCCCGAGCAAGTGAAGCGCGCCCGCGTGAAGGCCGCTATCTCGATCGCCCGCAAAAACGGCACTGCTGCGGCCGTGCGCGAAGTCGTCGCCGCGTTCGGCGGAAACATTGCGCTACGCGAATGGTTCGAGATGCAACCGAAGGGCAAGCCGGGAACGTTCGACGTTGTGCTCACTGTTGGATCACGCGCCGGCGAAGCCCCGACCGCCGAGTTTATCGCCGACATCATCGCGGAAATCGACCGAACCAAGCCCGTGCGAGCGCATTACTCATTCACCCAGGGTTTCGGCATGCAAGGCGCGCTCGGCGTTGTCGGCGCTGTGCGGCCGGCCCTGTATCGCCGTCTTTCTTTCACGGATCAATAAACATGGCCGGAAATCTCTTTACTGTCACGGACGCCGGTAGAGCTGCGCTCGTCTCGGCCGGCAACACTGGCACGGTTGCGCACAAAGTTACGCAAATCGGCGTGAGCACAGTCGCCTTTGACTCGACCGACAAGACGCTCAAAGTGCTGCCAGGCGAGCGCAAGCGTATCGCCACGCTTGCCGGCGATAACGTCGCGGCCGACATGATTCACGTCACGCTCAAAGACGATACGGCCGATCAATACACGCTATACGGTTTCGGCTTGTACTTCGAAAACGGCGTGCTGTTTGGCACCTATAGCCAGGCCACGCCAATCATGGAGAAGTCGCCGGCGGCAATGCTTTTGCTCGCGGCCGATATGGCGTTCAAGTCGATCGACACGGCGCAAATATCTTTCGGCGATGCGACTTTCACGAACCCGCCGGCGACCACTGATCGCCAAGGCGTCGTTCAATTGGCGACGAACGCCCAAGCGATCGCCGGCACCGACACGCAACGCGCAGTGACGCCGGCCGGTTTGCAATCGGCCCTAGCCCCTGCGCTTGCCACGAAATCAAATGTCGGCCACCGGCACGCGATCGTCGAAGTTGACGGGCTGCAATCGGCGCTCGATGCAAAGTTGAACCTCACCGGCGGGATATTGCGCGGAGACGTGGCGCTTTCGAACGCCAGTCTTGTCCTTCAAAACGGCAATTACAGCACCACCATGCGCGCCGATCCGACCGGTATCGTCGGCTTCATTAATCAAGCGTTGACCGCGTGGAACCTGCAACTTTCCGACGCCGGCGTGCTCTCGCTACCTCGCGCTCGCCCTAATTGGGCGGGCGGTTTGATCCCTTGGGACAACGGCAACTTTGACCCAAATACGCGTGTCGTCAAAACCGGCGACCACATGAGCGGCGATCTGTATGTCGATAGCGGCGGACTGCATCTGAGCGGCTGGGGCGGAAACTCGAATATGGGCGTTGCCTTTCTCAACGCTGCCGCGAATCGGTACCTCCAGTACGACGGGTTTAGCTACGTTATGCCTGGCGCCGATCTGTATGTCGGCCCGGGCACGTCGCGCGTTTGGCATGCCGGCAACTTCAACCCGGCCGCCTATCAACCGGCCGGAAACTATCAACCAGCGGGAAACTACCAGGCCGCCGGCGACTACTTGCGTAATCGCGCTTATCAGACCACGACCGGCCTGACTGTCAATTCGCCCTCTCCCCCTTCAATCAGCGCGATTTCGTCCTCTGGCAATAACGATAACGTCGCGCTCACGATCGGCACCGACAGCAATCCAGGCGCGGCCGCCGTCATTCAGTTTCATCGCCAAGGTTCCTTTGCCGCTTATTTCGGCCTGGACACAGATAACCAATGGGCGGTAGGCGGCCGCTCGATGGGCAACGTCCGATACAAGCTATGGCATGAAGGCAATTTCAATGCCCCGCAAACGAGTGCCGATGCGATCAATGGCTACAACCTCGCATCCTCGGCATACAGCCTCGCGACCACGGCCCAAAACAACGCGAACGGCCGCGCGCCGATTCGCAACGGCAACGCGAATTACGGTTATGTCGGCTGCGACACCGGCAACTCCCTAATCATCAATTGGGACGGCAATTTCCGCATCTACGTCGACGGTCAATACGGATCGGCTCTTTGGGGCACACACAACTTTGACCCTAACAGCAAGGCCCAAAACGGCGCCCGCGTGCAGTGGGATAGCGGCATTCAAGAAGTAGGCCCAATCGGCAATGGAACCATCGGCGATAGCGCGCCGTGGGTAGTCGTGGGCGGGCGCTCTTGCGGCAATAGCTCAACGGCCAATTGTATTTGGCTGCATCTCGCAGTCTTAAGGAATCAATAACCATGTACATGACGAATAACGACCTTTGGGCGGTGATGAAACTGAAATACCCCGACCTCGAAGGCGGCCGCGATTACCTCATGACTTGCAAGATTCCAAAGGAAGGTTTCGAGCAACAAGAGCACGCGTCCATTTTTCGCTGGAACGTGGCGACTGTTGCGGAGCCGGCGCAAGCGGACCTCGAAGCGTATTGGAACGCGAATATGTCGGCCGTGCTGGCGGCGCAAATCGCCGAGGCTTTCCGCGTTGAGCGTGACCGGCGCCTTATCGAAGCTGATGCGCTCGTAGAGACGGCGATCGACAAGGGCGACGCCCAAGCCGAGCGCGCAGCGCGCGATTACCGCCAAGCGTTACGCGATGTGCCTCAACAACCGGATTTTCCTGAAACGGTCGACTGGCCTCTTTTACCGCAGTAAATCCCATTCACTCTGGAGCAAATGAAATGCCCTTGAAGAAAACCATTCGCATCGCCTCGATCGGCGTGCCGGCTGAATACCACGTTATCCGCCGTTATTCCGTCGACCTGGACGCAAAGACAACGTATGTCGATATCGCTAGCTTCTATGAAGCGAACGCAGCGCACGACGGCTTGCAATCGATCGGCATAGCTCAAGTGATGCTCGACACCATGCCCGCGCCTGGTGAAGATGCCCGCGTTTTCTGCGAGCGCCAGCTCGTCGCGCCGATGCCGGCCGAACCCCTGAAACCAGCGATGGCCGGCAACCCGAATCGCTACCTGTTCGCCGACGCCGAAATCGTCGACTAACGCGCCCGCTTCCCCGTCCCTCCCTCACCTTCAACGGACTAGAAAAACCCATGCCTACGGAATATCACCACGGCGTTAGAGTGCTCGAAATCAACGAAGGCACGCGCCCGATTCG